ATGGTCGAGAAGGACATGCAGATCGATGATGTCAATCTCGACCTCGAATCCCTTCGAACCCCCCAACTTCACGGCAAGTACCTGAACCTCCTCCATGAGGATTCCCTGATTCTGCACAAGAACATCATTGAGCAGAAGGAACTACGCAGGTTGAAGTGGGAATACTACACAGGCAAACTTGATCAGGAAACCCTTGATGAAAAGGGATGGCAACCATTTGGTCTCAAGATCCTGAGAACTGATTTGGATATCTACCTTGAGTCTGACAAGGATCTTCTTCGCATGGAAGCCAAGATCAACTACCTCAAGGAAAAGGTGAAGTACATTGAGTCGGTTCTACAGGCAATCGGTCGCCGCGGTTGGGACATCAAGTCTGCAATCGAATGGAAGAAGTTCATGAGTGGTGCCTAATGAAGATCGTGAAGGATGGAATCCATCGGGTGTATCTCCGTCAGGCATACATCCATGCACAGGCTCGTAGCGAGGATCCCCGAACACAGAATGGGGCATTGATCGTCTTCCCATCGTCGGGAATCATCGCAGCGGATGCCAACAGATATCCGTCCATAAGGCAACCAGTCTATCAGGAAAAGTATGACTACATCGAACATGCCGAGAGGGCTGTGATATATCGGTGTGTCAGCAAGGGTTTGACCACTCTCAATACCCATATGTACTGCCCGTTCATTGCCTGTCCCGAATGTGCAAGAGCCATCGTCATGGCAGGGATCAGGCAGGTGGTTGGACACAAGACTATCTGGGACATCATCCCACCCCGTTGGAAACTCAAGTGCAATATTGGAATCAATATCCTTGAGGGGGCAGGAGTGGAAGTCCTGCTTTATGAAGGTAAGGTTCTAAATGACGGAGAGTTCAGAATCAAGTTCAATGGAGAAGACATAGAACCATAAATATCTGCATGGATACATTGGTTCTTGAAGATGTTGATTCAGTATTCATCCGCGTAAGATGTGAGCGCGGAACCGCAAAGGAGTTGAGCGATTGCTTCTCCTTCAAGATTCCCAATCACAAATACATGTCCCGTTTCCGCAAGTCGCGGTGGAATGGGGACATCAAACTCTACAACACAGCAAAGGCAACGATCTACAGAGGGCTGAAGAACTATGTCACCAAGTTCGCAGCGGATCGTGGCTACCATGTCGAGAACAAACTCTCGGAAAATCCGATTGCCCAATTGACAAGCGAGGATGTGGATGCCTTGTTCAGCCGCTGTGTCGGAAAGGCATCGGGAATCCCATCCCTCCATGACCATCAGCGTGATGCCATTGTGAAGGCTACAGAAACATCTAGAATCCTCCTGGTCTCTCCGACAGGCAGTGGCAAGTCCTTGATCATCTACCTTCTGATGAGGCATATGCTTGAGCAGACGGAAGGCAAGATACTGATCGTGGTTCCCACAATCGGACTCGTCACGCAGATGGCAAGCGACTTCGAGCATTATGCCAAGGGAACTGATTGGAAAGTTTCCAAGAACTGCCATGCGATCTATGCGGGGCAGGACAAGGAAACGAACAAGAGGATCGTGATCACCACATGGCAATCGGTCTACAAGCAGCCGCGATCCTACTTCGATCAGTTCTCCGTTGCATTCGGTGACGAGTGCCATATGTTCAAGGCAAAGTCACTCAGCGGCATCATGGAGAAACTGACGAACTGCAACTTCCGTTATGGAACCACGGGAACACTCGACGGAATGCAGTGTCACAAGTTGATCATCGAAGGTCTGTTTGGACCATCGTATCATGTGACATCAACCAAGAAACTCATCGACAAGAACATCTTGTCAAGCCTGAAGATAGATGCCATTCTCCTCAACTACGACGAGGTCGATAGGAAGGTCGTCAGCAAGTATACCTATAGTGACGAGATGCTGTGGTTGATCCACAACGAGAAGAGGAACAGGTTCATCGTGGATCTTGCGAAGAGCCTAAAGGGAAACACCCTCATCCTCTTTCAGTTCGTGGAGAAACACGGCAAGCGTCTGCACCAACTCGTAAACGACGAGGGCAGGAAGGTGTTCTTCGTGCATGGTGGAACGGAAGCGGAGGATAGGGAACAAGTAAGGAAGATACTTGAGGAGAACGACCAGTGCATTGTGGTCGCATCATACGGAACATTCTCCACAGGCATCTCAATCAAGCGGCTACACAACATCATATTCGCCTCGCCAAGCAAGTCGAGGATTCGGGTGTTGCAGTCCATTGGCAGGCAGTTGCGCGTCTCCGAACACAAGGAGTTCGCAAAGTTGTACGATATTGGAGATGATTTATCATGGAAGACAAAAAAGAATCACACTCTTCGACATTTCTCGGAAAGAATCAAAATCTATCGGTCGGAAAAGTTCGAATTCAGACCGATCATCATAAAGATGGAGACTCTCCAATGAAGGACTACATTCTCATCAAGTTGAGGTCGGGCGAGGAGATCATTGCATCCCTCATGTCGAAGAACAGGAATGGGTTGAAGGTGCTGCGTCCCATGCAGATTCGACAGGTTCCTTTCGTTGACTATGCATCTGGTTCCCTCAAGGCTGCGGTGGTGATGGAGAACTGGATCGGCAGGACGAACGAGAATGAAGTCATCATCCCGAACAACTGGATAGGGATCAAGATGCTTCCATCCAAGGAAGCAATCGATGCCTATGAGAAGCAGATGAAGAATGAAGACACTCCTGCTCCACCAAAGAAGGAAGAGCCTGTTCTCACCGATAAGGAGAAGAAGGAGATGGAGGCACTTGAAGATGAGATGACCAAGATGCTTTCATCCATGGCTACTGAGGCTGGCATCAGCCCACCTGACATCGAAGGAATGACCAACTTCTCCAATGCGATGGATGAGCAGAGCAAGAACAAGGAGATGGTGATCGTCAACTTCATGTTCCCCGCGAATATCTTTAAGAACATGATGGAGGAAGGTCTGATAGAGGACTTTCTCACGGCTGGCATGTCGTTTCAGGATGACAACGGAGATGATTCCGATGAGGATCTTGAGGATGACACCGATCCAAAACCAAGGAAGAAGAAGCAGATTCGAGAGAACGATGTGAATCTAGGAGAGAAGGGTGATGAGTCTTGGGGGAATAGTTTCCGTGATTGGAGTTCCAATCCTGGTGACTATCTCTAGTAACTCTAAGAACACTTCTTGATCAAACTAGACACACTCAAGTTAACGACTTCGTTTCAACCTGTCAAGCATCTTGTTTGAGAATCTAAAGCCAGTGCTTGCCTTGAGTCGATCATGGTGTATGATCCTCTCAACCAAGGAGAAGCCATTGAATGAGTGACACTACATCGCACTATATCGACAACAAAATGTTCTATGCCGAGATGGTCAAATGGAAGAAGGAATGGAAGAAGGCAAAGAAGGCAGAGCAGCCGCTTCCTCCCGTGACCGACTATATCGGTAGATGCTTTCTTGCCATCGCAGAGCGTCTTTCCTACAGACCAAACTTCATCAACTATCCGTATCGTGACGAGATGGTTGGTGACGGCATAGAGAACTGCCTGATGTATGCGGCAAACTTCGACCCTGCCAAGTCGAAGAACCCCTTCTCCTACTTCACGCAGATCATCTACTATGCCTTCGTCCGCAGGATACAGAAGGAAAAGAAGCAGAACTACATCAAGTTCAAGAGCATTGAACTTGCAGAGATGACGGGAAAGATTCCCAAGTGGCTGAAAGAGGCATATCATGACGAGAACAAGGTGCAGGATTTCTTCAAGACTCTTTCACTCTCTGATCTAGACATTGAGAACTTCGAAGGAAACAAGAAGAAGCCCGTGAGTCCAGCGAAGCCCAAGAAGCCAACTAAGCCAACCAAGTCAAAGAAGCCCAAGAAATGAAGATCGCAATCGTAACGGACACGCACTTCGGATTCAAGAACGATTCTCCGATCTTTCTTGAGGCATACCTCAACTTCTTCGAAGAGCAGTTCTTTCCGTACCTCATCAAGAACAATATCACGACCGTGATTCACATGGGTGATGTTCTTGACCGCAGGAAGTTCGGAAACTTCAATACCCTGCGAAATGTCAGGACTAGATTCACCGAATGGTTTGAGAAGAACAATATCAATGTCCATTGTGTGATCGGAAACCATGACTGCTATTGGAAGAATACCAATGAAGTCAACTCCGTGGTCGAGGTCTTCGGTAAGCATTTCCACACCTACGAGAAGCCTACTGATGTCATTATTGATGGAATGATATGTGGATTCGTCCCATGGATCTCAAAGGACAATGCAGCCGAGGTGCAGGACTATCTTTCACGAAGCAATGCAGATTGTCTGTTTGGACACTTTGAGATCACTGGTTACGAGGTCGTGCGTGGAGTCAGGCATGAGGGTGGTCTGAACCCACAATCCTTGTCGCGATTCAAGCGGGTCTACTCAGGACATTTCCACTGCAAGCAGACAAGCGGAAATGTCCACTATCTTGGAAATCCTTATCAGATGTTTTTCTCCGAGGTTTCGGAGGAACGCGGATTCCATGTACTCGACACAGCCGATGGCAGTCTTGAGTTCATTGAGAATCCGAAGAAACTCTATCGCAAGATCGTCTATGATGCGGCTCTTGACGAGCAAGGACACGGAAACTTCAACTTCTCAAAGTTCAAGGATTGCTTTGTTCGTCTTGTCGTGACATCCAAGAAGAATCAGTCAAAGTTCG